AACGGTAAACGTTGCCACACTCGAGGCAGAACCATACGCCGCAGCGGTCACCGCGGTGTTGGCAATCGCCACAGTCACAGCAGCAGAGCCGTCGTAGCTTGTACCTGAAAGCCCAGTGCCTATTGTAAGTGGATTAGACGCCGTTGCTGTCACGGTGGTCGAGCCACCAAGGCTGACTGAGTTGCCGTTGATCGTGATGGCAGAGTTGGCCAATGATGCGTTTGCAATATTGCTCAGCGTGTTGCTCGCGCCACTAATCGTCTTGTTGGTGAGCGTCTGGGTGCCTGCGAGCGTGGCAACCGTTGAGTCAATTGCAATCGTGCCCGTGGAGGTGATCGGACCGCCTGTTAATCCCGTGCCCGTTAAAATTGAGGTGACGCCTGAGCCCGCTGCAAAAGAGTTCCAAGAGCCGTTAAAGCCCTCAAATAGGTTTGTGTCTAAGTTAAGCCTGAACGCGCCAACAGCGCCTGCGCGTTGCGCGGTCGTGCCACTTGGTACCTGCACCGCGGCTGTGCCCGGTAGCACTGGGTTTGTTGCAATGCCAATAATCGGGTTGCCGCTTGCGCCGTCGCCACTTGTGACCGCGATTTCATTAGCAGTGCCTGTAATCGTGAGTGGCGTAAGTGCCGCGCCGTTGACCGCCAATAAGCCCGTGCCAACCGTGTTTGCAAGGACTAATGGTAAACCACTCAAAGCGAGCGTTGGGTCACCGCTTACCCCGCTACCGTTGGTCAAAGACAGCCCAGAACCGCTCACAGCGAACGATCGTGCTGTGATGGTATTAGCAGCAGTCTTAACAACGATGCCCGTGCCTGCGGTCTCTAATGAGCCGCTAGTGCCGTTTAAACTGATCGCATACGCGCCTTGCGCACCACCGTCTGTGATGCCGAGCCCGACGCCTGTTGAGAAGTAACGGCTATTGGGCAGCGTTGTTTGCAGGCCAACAGTCAAAAATGTTTGCGTGAGCGAGGGGCTCGAGGTAATCGCAGAGACAGTCGTTTGAACCGTTAATCCGTTCTGGACGACAGGCACTAGCTCAGTGCCTGTGATGGCCTGAGCTGCGGGTAGGGCTGTGATCCTGACATCGGCCATATAAATCTCTACGGTGAAAGTACGTCTAAATTACCGTCATTCGGCGTATTCGCTTGCTCAGTTGCGATGCCAACGTCATCTTTGTTCTGAATGTCAGGATCAAGGATAATGTTGTTGTGCTGCTCTGCAACATCCTCATCTGGGCGAGGAAAACGTAAGCTAATCTTTTCAGACTGCCTTGCCGGCAACCTATATGGGTCAAACTGGTCACTACACGACTCAGAGCAAACCTTTATAGCGGGTATGTTGCCGTCTGCACGCATGTCGCTATAAGCTCTTTTCATCTTGCAACGGTCGCATATGAAAACACTCAAACTACTGTTACCAATTGTATTCAAAAAGCGAGGCATTTCATACCCCTATCTCGTGTACATGCTGATATTGGGCGAGATCATAATGGGTGACTTGTCGCGGTTCTCGTTCTGAGCCAACATGAAGTGCTTCTCGTACTGCTGCTCAAGGTACGTTATACGCGCGGCATCAACTTGCGGCAACTCCAACGCCATTTGGTGCGCCAAGCCGTTTTGAATTGCCATGTAAAAGTATTGAGGGATCTCAATCTCGCCGCTTAGATCGCCGACGTCTTGAATATAGCGGTTTAACCACAGCTCGAGCTGAGGGCTGATGTTGTCAGGCACGGGCCAGACTTCCATGTTGGGCTGAGGGATCGTGCGATTAAACCAGTACTGCAAAGGGCGCAACGCCGTAAACGAGCGGTTAGGCAGTGAGCTGTAATCGTCACGGTTCATGCGCGACATGTTAATTGACATCGGCATCGTGCCAAATACAACCTGATAGAAGCCCATATTGACACCCGCAGTCTGCTGGATACGCCAGAAAGGCGCTGTCTCAGAGGGGTCAAGGTCGTAATAAATCCAAGTGCCAGATGCCCACGTCTCTGCGCCGGGTGCGTAAACCGTCACCCAAGTCGTGCCATCTTGCGAGTACTGCAGATTCACGGTCACAGAACCTGACACCGCAGGCAAGATACCAATCGTGCTGATGTAGACAGGGCTGCTCGTGCCGTTTGCAATGCCGATAGAGCCCGTGTTGTTGCTCAGTTGACATATCAGGTCACCTACGCCGTTAAATGCGTTCAGGGTCGTTCCTGACGTGCTGTTGGCACCCGTACTGATGTTGGTGAGCGTGCGGTAGTTGGCGTTGAGCACGTCGACCGTGCCCACGGGCAGGAAGTACTCGTACTTGTTTGGTTGCAGACCAACGATGACTTTGTTGATCGCCCAGTAATTGACGCCGTAGTTACTCAGGCTCGAGAGCAGGTAGTACAGGCTCTCTTTAGCGGCCTGCACCTGCTCGACGGTCAGCTCCTCGGCGAGCTTACCCGCACGGCGTGCGCCGTGATCGATTAGCTGTTGGACAGAGATTGTGGTCTGAGAGACTGTGCCGCTAGTTGACATCTACCACCCCGGACATTTCCAGCGTTTTAAGGAGGCTTTTGCGCGTGGCGCATCGCCGCTTGCGTGCTTGACTACACCAGACATTCTGGCGCAAAATGAATTTTTACGGCTACCGCCCTCTGGCTGAGGGGCTTTCAGGTTCGACCCTGTTGCTGCATTGTACTTCGCACGACCTTTGGCTGTGAGTCCCGCGCCCTGATCTGTTGGCAATTTCTCGCCCCGACCGACTGCTAAAGAGACATCACCGCCGTCTTTCATCTTTGCAGTCTTTGCAGACTGCTTAAAAGCTGCTGCGGTCGGTGCTCCTGCGCTGCCTACCTTGCGCATACGCTCGCCCGAGCCCGCAGCAATACGTTCCTGTTTTTTGTGGATGTTGGCGTATAGCCCACCGCTTTTCATCTTATCAGCCGCCGCAAACTCTTTACCGACCTTCTGAGGCACACCGCCGAACCCACCCTTAGTGTGAGCGGCGGCCTGCATCAAGCGCTTTTGGGCAGGTGATTTGCTCGGCATGATTAGTCTGGGTTCTTGATGTAGATGCCTTCAAACTCAGCAGAGACATTTGAAGCCCCCGCTGAAGCAATCGCCCTAATTTCAATGTCTGTCTTTTCAGTAAAAGCCAAAGGGGTGTGCAGGTCAATCACGAAGTCTCCATTACCGGGGGTACGCGCTGAACTTTGTATTATAAAAACACCACCAAGTGGACGTTGAATCAACTGAAAGTTGGTCGATGCGTTTGCGGTTGAGTTTGCAGATGTGAAGAAAGTTCCCATTAAATACAGTGTGTACCCTGCTGGCACTGTCCAAAACGCCATCTGTGTTTGGTTTGCAGTAAGGGTAATCATGCCGTAAACAATTGCAGGCACACCAGAAGTGACAGTGCCTGTGCCAGCGTAAATAGTACCTGCGGCAGTTGCACCAGAACCGGCGGTGGTCACATAAATACGAGAAATACGCAAATAACTGTTGCCAGTGTTGACTGCTGTTTGCCCATCTAAAAGAACAGACTCGCTAATTTCGTTGTAATCTGCATCAAGACCAAAAATAGCAATTGTTCTTGCTCCAGTTCCAGCAGAAGTGTCGTCTGCGCTTGAACTAGAAATTTTCATTACCGTGGCAGAAGCGGGGTACACATATGTCCCGCCTTGCGCCCAAACTGTTTCTACGGATGTGCCGACATCGCCGTTGATGCCAAATTTAAACAAAGTTTTGTGACCATCAACTTGATTACGAGCGACTTGCAATTCAAACGGCTCGTACGCACCCTGACGAGTTGCTGACGAATATGTACCCATTGCTATTCCTTGGCTGAGTTGAGGCGACCGAAGCCGCCCCCGATTTATTACTAGCAACCGCCTTTTTTCATCGCCTTAAAGCCGCCGCCGTCTTTGCACGCTACTTTAGCGAAGCCACCGTCTGCAAACTTCTGCACAACACCGCCGGTTGCGTACTTCTGAACAACGCCGCCAGTTGCATACTTGGGCATGCCGCCAGTTTTAAGACCCTTGTGAGCCTTAGACGCTGGCTTGCCCTCATGAGACATCAGCTCTTTCTTGATGCCCTTGATCTGGCGCTCTTCTTTCATGTGCATCGCCTTGCTCTCAACTTCGCCGCCTTTCTTGCGCATCATCGGGGCAGCACCAGCGCCTGCACGCTGAGCCATCGCGGCCTCGAGCATTGCTGCGCGAGGATCAGGCTTGCGACCCATTGCTGGGCGACCCATTGCTGGGCGCGAGGGCATGGGACGACGACCCATAGGTTGGGCTGCAGCGGCTAGAGGAGCAGTAGGCATTGCACCGCCCATTTGCATCTTTAGCTTGCCGCCCTTCTTCATGCCCTTGCCGGCCTCATCAACTGAGGGCTCGGTTGACTTCATCATCTTCATCTCTTTGAAACCCATGATCTACCCCTTAGGCTTGTGTGACGCCGAGAGCGCCAGTACGGGTTGCATTTGGACCTGCCGCAATGGCTGGCAGGGCTATTCCCATTACAAGACGTTTGATACCGTCACAAGCAGAGGAAGGTAAATAAGTACCTCTCACATCGCCCGTGGTTGTCGTAGCCGTCAAAGTAGCGGCGGCTGCAAAAGTACCAGCATCTTCTGCTAGAGTGTTGTTCCAACCTGCACGAGTAATGTATCCAGCATCAGTAATGCGTAATGGCGCGCCTAAGATGTCGGTTGTACCTACCGCGACGGTCACCACGCTTGCGCCAGAAGAGACAACACTGGCGATTTGGTAAAAGGCTTTTTTACCGCTGACGGTTGTTGATGCCACTGTTCCTGTTGCAATGACTTCGCTCATGGCTTGACCGTAGTAGTCGTAACCAGAGACAGTAATGTTTACAGTAGTCGGGCTACCCGCGCCTGTGGTCGTAGAGACCGCACGAGGGCAGTCGAGTTGCAAGCCTGTACCGCCACCTGTGATCGTGGCTGATGTCACGCCTGCACCTGCTGCGAGCGTGAGCGTAGTAGCAGTTGTGATAACAGCGGCGACGATGTTTGTTGTCAGTTTTGCCTGTGGGACAGCATCCCAAACATAAAGGCGACCCACCGGACCAACACCTACGCTCATTGGAGATGGGTTTTGCAACAAAGCATTACCAGAACCAATGATTGTGGCGCTTGCTACAGTTTGTGAGGCGCTTACAGTGTAAGTGCCTGTACCGCCAGAACCTGTACCAAAAGCGGTAATGTAAGTTCCATTGGTAAGTGATGTTGAACTGTCAATAAACATACCCACAAATATTGGGTCACCAGAAAGCATTGCGGTGACAGTTAATGTAGTGGTAGCAATTGAACCAGTAAAAGTTGAGACAGCAGGGTAAGCATCCATACCCTGAACGGTAATAGCGGAACCTAAGAATAGGTCGTCTGAAAACTGAGGCATTTTTAATCTCCTGTGGCTTGAACCACTCGGGTTGATTGAAAAAGGGGCTAGGTTTTATGCTAGCCCCTGTTCTACTTTAGACTCCGGGAGTCCCGTACACTGCGCGAGGGTCAGTCCACGAAATCGTGTACCGCTCTGTTGCCTTGTAGCGCATTGAGTCAGTCTCAAAGTCGCCTTCCATAGTCTTTTCAAGACCACGGCGCATCATCAACTTCAGACCTTCTGGCGCGTCAGTCTGCACCCACCAGTTGGTGGCTGAAGTCAAACGGCTCAGTACCGAAGCGCCCTCGGGCATCAGACCAATCGACTTGACTGGGTTGATGTCGTTGTTGGCGGTGCCGGTACGGAGCACAGACTTGAGCAGAACTTCTGCTTGGAACACGTTGCCCGGTGCAACGATCAGCTTCAGCGGCTGAAGACGGATCTTCTTGCCGTTGTTGTCCACAGCTTGGCGCACTTGGATGAGCATCTGCTCAAGCGAAGTTTGCGACAAGTTAGCTGCGGTCGTGAGCTGGTTGCTAAACACGCCGTTTACGATCGGGTGCGAGGTGTTGGTGAGTGAAACGCCATCGCCGCCGACGTAGCTGCTATTGAACGCACGGTTCAATACGTTAGCTGCGAGCAGTTCTTTTGTCTCAATCAACGACTGCGCTAAGTGCTTAGCGTAGACCTGACCGATACGGATGTGATCGCCGTCCTCAACCAGAACTTTGGTCAACGCGAAGGCTAAGCCGTAGACGTTGTACACATAGCGCTGGAGGAACAGCACGCCGCCCTGCTGGTACGAGACGGGTGTGCCGTCAGGTAACTGAGGTGCTGCGCCGAAGCCGTACAGGACGGGTTCTTCGTGGTAGTTGCGTGGGATGCCCATTTGCTCGCGGAACACTGTGCTCCACTCATCGGCTCGTTGGTCATAGATTCCGTCGAAGCATTCGTTGAGGATTGGCTCAACAATCGATCGGAAGTCCGTACTGCGCATTGGAGCGGCCATTTTCTAGTCCCCCTTAGATAGCGTTAACAGTAGCAACGAACTGTGGTTTGCTGACTTGTACGCGAACGATCACGTATGGGTCACCCCAGTTATTGTCTACATAGGGAGCCAGATCAACAATGCGGAACTGGGCTGCAGAGCCTGAACCAGCCAAGGAGGCTGACAGGGTCATTTGCGACAGACCTGTAGTTGTTGAGCCCGCAGTGAAGTTGCTCAGATTGGCTTCGTTGCCGACTGCCGTCTGAGCCATTGTGCCGTCAGTCTGAATTTCGTAGACGATCTGCTGATCGTTGTAGAAATAGGCGACGACGCTACCGGCGATTGCAGTAGTGCTTGCAGGCCAGTAGTTAGAGACACGGCGACGACCAGTTGTGTCAGTCCACTCGACGCCTGCGAAGGCACCAGAGACTTGACCGCTGTTGGTTGTTGTGTCCAGAACTGGCAAGATGACGCCAGCGTTAGGCGAGTACTGAACAGCTTGACCCTTCAGGATTGATGTGCCGTAGCCTGAAGTAATTCCATTAGCCAGTGCTTGTGCGCGTTCCAACCCTGTTGGGAAATACGCAGGTCGCAGGCCAAAAGGTGCAGAGGTTGCACTCATAGGATGCTCCTAAAAAACAGTTAAAGGGATAATGTTTTCGCTTTCTTCAAAGCTACAGGCAAAATCATCTGAAACATGATTTTTAGGACTAAATTTTGTTGTCACCCGCTTTATACAAAACGGGCGACTTGATGCTGATTTTAATACGTTTTTACAAAAAGTAAAACTATTTCAACTAAAGTGTGGCAATTTCACGTTACTTTCATCTGGCAAGCTACCCTCAATGCTACCCGCCGCCTTGCCTGATCGGTCGCGCTGGCTCACGAGTTGCTCTTGGTCGACGCGAATCTTGTCGGCCTCGTCCATCGGCTGGAAGTGGTGGTGCTCGAGCATGATGTCTTGATAAACATCCATCGGCATCTTGCAAAGCAGCATCTCGTTGCACATGATGTGGCCCGACTGATCGCCTTCCTTGACCTTGTACATGTCGTAGCCCGGCATCTCGTCGGCGCGTACAGGCATGTAACCTAGTGAAAACCGGCGGTGAATCGGGTCATACTGGCTGTTTGTAGCGAGCCAGCACAGGTGAAATCCGGGTATCTCGGGGATATTCGGTAGCACGGTCTGCTGAAACTCGTTACGCGCACGACGACGCTCGCGCACGATCGGAAAGTTCTCCTCGGGCGCTGCACGCGATGCGTCCTGCTCGGTGCGGTTGTTGCGGCTCTCGCCGGCACTGCGTTTTAAGCGGCTATCCATGATTAGTTCCTTTTGTTTTCACGGTCATACTTTGCGTAGGATTTGATCATCTTTGCGCGTTGATCGGGGTTATCCCACGCGCCCATGTCCTTAATTGCCTGCACACGATCCGCAGAGAGCCTGAACTCGTTACCGCGCCCAGTTGGTGCAGACTCACGCCCTGAGCCCGTCATGCGTGGGCGTTGGGCAGAACGTTGCGGTGCAGCATTGCCGGTGCGATGCGGCAGGTACTTTGAGACGCGATCATCAAGCTCATCCCAGTAATCGGGCGAAGATGGGTCGTAACCCTCGTCGGTGAGCTTTTTGTCCAAGCGCTGAGCGATTTCAGAGTCCATGTCCTTTGCCTGTGGGTCGTACCACGGGTTGCGCTCCATCCACTCCGCGGCATTGCGCTGAACAGACGGGTCGGGCACGTTCATCGTGGGCTTAGGTGGCTGCGACATCTGCCGGGTTGCCTGATCTTTGATAGATTTAAGCGACTCGACCTTGCGTTGCGACTCGTACATCAGCTCCTGAGCCTTAACAACTGCGTCGCCGTCCTGATTTGCGACCGCTTCACGCATTTTCATCTTTGCGTACTCGATCTGCACCTCGGTGTCGTCAATCGCCTTGTCCACACGCGCTAATTCAGCCCCCGAGGTGCGCTTTTCAAGGTGCGCTAAGCGCTCCGAGAGCTGCTGGTTCTGTGTTCTTAAGTTGTTGATAAGGTGACTGGATTCTTTGGTCTTTTCACGATGAATTTGCTTCTTGAGCTTGCGCTCTTCGCGTCGGGCAGCACGAATTTGCTCACGATCGGGGTCAGAATCGAGCCCGTCGTTAGTTTCGACCTCACCACCCTCGGCAAGTTCGGGTTTTTCTTCGGCTTCGGGCGCTTCGCCCTCGGGTAACTGGGCGATCGCGGAGCCGTCTTGCTCCTCGTCAACCTGCATTTCCATTTTTTCTGTTGAGTTCATACGAATTGCCTCATGGTTAAGACTTGGTCAGGGTCAACCTTTGCCCATAACTCAAAATCGTTCAGGATTTGCAGCGAAACTTGGTCTTCTGCGTTGTTTGGGTTGGGAACCGTGAACCGATCGCCTGACCAGCGAGGCACGCGCACGTAATCACCGACTTGGCACCAGATGCCTTCGCCCCATTCGGATAAAGTGTCACGGTTTTTGAATGCGATCGGGCCAAGTGCTAAGACCTTGCCGATCATTGACTGCGCACGCTCAGTTTCGCGTGTTTCTTCTACTAGAATGATGCCGCCTTTACTCGCTTTTTTGACGCTTTTGAGCTGTAACAACACTCGAGCGCCCAGTGGGGTAATGCCGTGCACACACTGCGGGAACGCCTCGTCGAGGGTCTCAAAGTCCTTCATACCTACTCCTTAAAGCGCCATTCGGCACTTGGTTAAAAGCGCCATTCGGCGCGGTTATCCTCGTCTTTCCGAGGCGTCAACTCTAAAGCCGAGTGGTTAGGTCGGTGACCCTTATCAAAAGCCCGACCCCGCTTGCTAAAGGCGTTACAAATCTTCGTCTTTCTCTGTCAAAATCTCGTCAAGTATGTCTAGAGCTTCACCTAAGCCCTGATACGTTCCGACAAGCCGATGATAGGACTCAATATTTATCGCGTAGCCGTCAGCAAGCGACAGCGCCAACTCTAAGCGCCGCTCCTTTATCTTGCCGATCAGGTCGCTGACTGGGTTAACGACCACGGCCGGCCGCTTTGCGCACTGGGATGCCAATGGCGATCGTCAAGCCCATGCCCTTCTTAGGCACTGCGCCGCCTTTTTTAAGGCTGGCAATCTTTGCGCCCGTTGATTTCATTGGCTCTAGAACGCCGCCTCTTGCTGGCAGATTAGCTGCGCCGCCCTCTGCCATGACTGCGCCGCCCTTGGCGTACTTTTGAATGACTGACTTGCCCTTAGCCATAGGCACAGACTCGCCCATTGCCATGCGTTTGTGTTGTGAAATTGCGTCTGACATGATTAAACTCCTTGGGGTGGTGCTTCAGGTTGGGATTGTTGTGCTGCTTGTTGTGCTGCTAATTGTTGTTGCTGTTGTGCTGCGAGTTGTTGACGCTGTGCTTCGTGCTGCTGCTCAAGCGTGAGTAAGTTGATGTCGTGCGTGAGCTCTGCCGCCTTAATCTGCTGGTCGGCAACGTTCTTCTCCTGCTTGGCCTTCGTATCTGCCGCGAGCTTTGCGCCATCAAGCTGTAAACGAGCCTGATCATCGGCCGCCTTACGGTTAGTCTCGGCCATCTGGGTCTGAACAAGCGCCTGCACTGACGGATCAGTAGGCTGTTGCTGCGCTTTGAGTTGCTGGATGGTCTGGATCATCTGCTGCATGATCGGCACCACACCCGCAAACTGCTGCTGCGTGTCTTGGTGCACGTGCTGCGAGCTCGCTGCAAGCAATTTCTGCGCCTCCTGAATGATGGGTTGCACCTTCAGGATGTCAAACTGCTCGCCTAGCGCATTGGATGCGTACCGGTCCATCGAGTTCAGGTACCAGAGCGTCAAGTGCTGCTTTAAGTGCTCAAGCATCGCGGGGATAAACACCGGGGCCATGATAGGACTTGCGCCGTACATAGGGTCCTTGGCGTAGTCCAAGTGAACTTGCATGTGCGCTAAGTGCTCTTGGTTGGGAAACGCGCCCACGGGCTTACCAAGCGTCATGGCGACGTTCTCAAGCGCGGGGTTCATTTCCTTAACGTCTTGCGGATCAGGTAGCACTTCATTGATATCAGGAAGCTTGATCTGCTTAAGAATTCGCTTTTCAACAGCCAGTCGATTGTATAAGTCTGGATTCGCCTGCGCGCGTGCGGCGAGAGCCTGTACTTGTGCATAGCGTTGTGACTCCGCAAAGATGTGGGGATCAGACACTGGTACAACGTCAGAGTTCTTCTCAAAGTCCTTTGAGGTGACGCCTAACTCTTGGCTCATCTCGTCAGGGTTGTCATCCAAGTACCAGCGGTTCAAGCGCCCGATGATCTTGAGCACCCGTGCTTGGCTTGTGTGCAGCCGCGCGTGGATGGATGAGAACACCGCAGCACCCTGCTCGATCAGCGCCTGCGTGGTGCCTACGGGGGCGTTAGAGGTGACGTTAGCGATCTTCTCTTCGGCGGTAGTCACTACACCCTTAGCCGCCGATGTAAGCCAGCCTAAAAGCTGAAACAACACCGCAGAGGGTTGGTTAAACGGCATCGGCATCGCGATCTTTCTCACGTCGTCCACGCCCGGTGCACCCTCAATCTCCGTGACCTGCGTGGGCTCGACAACAATGCTCTGCCCTGAGACCTTGCCGCCCTTGAGCTTAAGCATCGTGGGGGCGTTGTTTATATGAGCAGAATCAAGCAGAGCCCGCAGAGCGCCAGTAAGAGCAGCAGACAGACCGCCAATAAGATGGGGCAAACCCACTGCATACGCACCTCGCCAAGGGATGAACTTAAACTCAACGATCCAGTCGAGCTTAGTCATGAGCTCGTCGCCGTCTTCCCAGTTGCGGTACAGCCCCACAACCTCGGATGACAGGTCATCGATCATCAGGATGTAGGGCGCACGCTCGCCCTTGGACTTCTGATCGTCCTCGAGCTCCATCCAAGTGTAGATGTGGAACACGCGCCGCACGCCGTCGATGTTGTCAGACTCTGACTTGCGACCCTCAATCTTGTTGTTCGCCTTCTCAGGCTTACTCTCCTCAGGCTCTTGGCTCGCACGGTAGATA